ATTGGATGTTAGTTTAGATGCATTATCATAGATAAATCTCTTTTTGGGCGCAGGGAAGCGATAAATGCTTGGTTTCGCCGGTGGTTCTTGCGGTGGTTCTGGAGTTACATCTACTGCAACTTCTTCTAATTGTGGACCCTCTTCTTCTGCTTTGGACTCAGGTTCTTCTGCAGCTGGTTCTAGGTCTTCTTTTTGTTCTTCTTTTTGTTCTTCTTCTTCCAATGCAGCTGCCCCACCAGATTGCACTATATCTGCACGAGCAATGAGAGTTGTATTAAACTTTAAAAGCTCCATAAGGTTTTTAATTTCACGTTTTCTTTCTTCATCAATAACTACTTCAAATGGAGGAATTGCGCTTTCCTTGAGGTTTTCAATAACAAGCTCATTAATTCTGTAAGCTGTCTCAATCTGGTCCCTAGTAAGCATTTTTTTAATATTGGGTTCTTCAAAGAGCGTCTCCAAATTAAATGTTGTTGGGAAAATGGTCACTTCTTCTGTTTTGGTAAGAGTACCACCACGTTGTACAATTTTTCCGCCCTCCATCAATTCTTCTTCCTCTTTATCATCTACAATAAAATCCTCCAGATCTTTTGGAACAACATCATCTTCTGGTTTGGACGCATAAAAATCCAGTTCCTTGTCTCTGGTGGCTTCTTCACGTAGTTCCATTTTATAACCACTGCATTTGTAAAGGTAAACATCCAAGAAATTCTTCAATTTGTCATCAATTCCATTAGCCAAAAAGAGCACATCAGGAAGAACCTCCTTCAACATGTGTTTTAAAATAAGTATTTCGGCCATTAGCATCTCATTTTGTAGACCTTGGTTTTTTAAAAGCTCGTATGAAATGCCGTCAACATTTTCATCCGTAAAATCTGGGATCTCGGGGTAAATTTGTTGCCATAAGCCTGTTTTTAAAAATATACCGCGTGCAACAGTTGTTAAAAGATTGTTATGCAATATGCCGTATCTTCTGCGGACATAATACTTTTTTGTTACATTAATTTGTAAGGCTTCTACTACTGGTACTTCTTCAGCTGGTGCACCACCTTTCTGTCCTTTAGATTCTTGTTGAACTGATTCATTATCCTTTTCCAAGGAAGAAAACCTTGTCTTTTTAAATTCTGCAAATTGATCATCTGCCATTCCAACATATTGTGCAAACAAACCTATAAATCCGTTTAAAACTTCTGCAGAATCTAAAACATCCAACGGATCTTTTTCCGCATTTGTTTCATAGTATTTTCCATTGGGAGCCTGATCCAAATAAGCAAACAAAAGCATCGACAAAAAATCGCTAAAAATAGACGTCTTTAAAATCATAATCTTTGTCTCCTCGTCTTCCACTTTTGTTTCTTTAAGCACTTCATCATAATAACTTACGAGGCCATATAAAGAGGTTACAATTGAGTAATGCATATCGCATTTATAAAAGGTCTCTGGTGACAACCCTTCTGGGATTTGTGACTTGTAGTCATTTTCTCCCAAAAAAGACGTTGCATAGAGTTTCAATGTAGAAAACATTGTTAAAAAATTGGGATCATTGTTCAAAGACTTGGTAAAATCTTTTATAATTTCTCCAGTCAAGGAAGAAAAAACCTGGACAGTAGTGATTTCTTCTTTTGGATCAACTGTTTTTAAGCGAAGAATTAATGATTTTTCTGTTTCTTCTTCTGGTGTAACGGGTTTTAAACGAAGAATTAATGGTTTTACCGTCTTAGTTAACATTTCTGTAACCGCGCCACCTTTTTGCTCAACTGGTTCTTCCAGTGCATCCAATGTTTCATTGTACTTCTTTTTAAAGTTTAAATAATTGAGAACCGCGGGTTCTAGGTCTTCCTTGTCAAAATCACGCTCGGCATCTACAAATTTTCTGTCATCATACATAAATATTTCTCGCGGACCAGAAAGAGTTTCTACAAGTACTTTCAAGTTTGAATTGCCAATTGTGACTCCCATGGACTCTAAATCGGCAACATTTTTTACAATTCTTTTTAAATACCCATCTTTTGCAAAATTATAGTCGTGACCAAAATCGTGCAAAAAAATATTTATTATAAGGAGTTGCAGGTCTTCTTGTGTTTGAAACCTCATCTGCACATTTTTGATTTGTGAAGGCCAGACTTGTTTGCCTTCAAAATTTATATTTTTTATAGATGGTAATTTTTCATTTAATTGTGTTGATGAGCTCATATAATATAAAAATATTTAAAGCTTGTGAGTTTGCTCTATTTACTCTTTATTTACTAAATAGATCCGCGAATATAAACAGTCTTCATGTCAAGTTCATTGACAAAATAAATTAAATCGCTTGTGAGCACATGGTCCAGTTTTTCACTACTATTTTTTTGCTGTTTCTTGATAACAAATTGCATATCATTAAAATGTGACAGATGTTCACGAAAATCTTGCCTTGCATGGATTTTCATGGAACTAATAAACTTGTCCATAGACCACTTGAGTGGAACATAGTATTTCTTGCGAATCCTTGTGTTCTCAATTTCAATGCAGCATTTAAAATGTTGGATTGTTTCAATATTAGAGAGGATATCCTCTGGCAAATCAATTGTTAGCGAGGGGCGGTTTGAAAGCATTTTGGGTTCCCTTTGGGGTTCGCACAGTGCCATTTTGAGATGGACTAATTGGGTGATGTGAATTGAATACAATTTTGTTTTTGTATTCAATTTTTAAATTTATTGACTAGAGATTTGTTGTAGTTTGTTGCCAGATCTTTTAAAATAAGAGTTATTCCATAATACGTCTTTATCTAATGCCTTTGCCAATGTCTTGTCGCTTATTTTTAATTGTTTAATGCAGTCATATTTGCAAACAAATTCTTTTACGAGTTGGTTGTCTATCGTGTATTGTCCTATTCCGTCTTTGTATAAAACTGGTTCACCGTGTTGCTCTTTAAATGCCTCAATTAGTTCTTCTGGGCACTTATCATATAACATATAGTAGTTTCCATTAGAAAGTGAAATATTTTTAACTGGTGTATCTAATGCCGATGAGGATTTATAACCATTAAGAGCTGATGCACTTTTCCTATCTAAATAAACATTGAGGATTTTTGTTTTTTCTTTGTTTAATTTTGCAATGTATCCAAGATTTTGACTTTTAGTTTGCTTTGTTGGAGGAAGATCATATAGGACATTTGGATCCAAATTTCTATCTACAAAAGCCCATCTAAACCCACTATAAATAGTATTTTCTGTTATAGCCTTATCAATACTTGGTCGTTTAACCTTGAAGTTATATTCTTTTAAACATTCTGCTACAGATTCGTAGACCTTAATAATAGTTAATGTTTCTGGGTTTATTTTTTGTAGACGTGGACCAAGTGTTACAAGTGGTTGATTGAAACTAGTTGTTGTTTTTGTTTGCATAGAGTTTAGTTTTGATGCAATGTCTTTATTAATATTTTCCAAGTTGTCTATCTTAGATGACATTTGTTTTACAGTTTTAATTAAATCTTGAATTAAAAGATTGTCATTATTTGTGGTCTTCATCTCAAGCAACAATTTTAATTGTTCAATCTCAAGTTCTAATTTATTAGTATCATTGTTGTCAAAATACTTTATATTGTTATTAATAATGTCTAACAATATTTGATATGACAAATTTTTTCCTATAAGAAATAGTTCAAGCTCAGTTTCATGTCCAGGCAAATCAAGAACTCTATTTGCACGAATAGTTTCATATCCTTTAATAAAACCCTCAAAGTCTCTACTTTTTTGAACTGCAAAACAATCTAATAGCAAACATTCATCATATTTAGTTTTATGTTCTTTATATCTAGACAGGATTCCTTTCCCGCTTTCTCCAACCTTTACAATATAACTTCCATTTTCAAAAGTTTTTACCTTTATAACATAAAAAATAGCACCAGCCGTTGCATATTCTTTCAACAATATTTTTTCTCTTTCCAAGATCTTTTGCTTCTCAAGTTTTACATTATATTCTTGTGTCTTTTTGTCTTCTAATAATTGAAATTCTGTTTTTTGTTGTTCAAGTTGCATTTTGAGTTCATTAGTTTCTTCTACTAATATTTCATGCAATATAGATTCTAATTTAATAAAATAATCATGGATTTCATCGGCTTTTTTTGTTCCAGCCTTTAAACAAATTTTCTTGAATGTGTCAATATTTAGCATAAACGTTTCTTTATTATGACCACCTTGTGTAGTATTACTTTGCTTTTGTTGCAACAAAAGCAACTTTTTATAATCTATATTAATTGTAAATTGTTTTTCAAGCAGCATTTTTGCATTTACTTTTTGACTAAACCCTAACCATTTCCACACGTTATCTAGATCAATTACAAAATCATTCTTATTATCATGCTTCAAATAGCAATAAAAACTTGCAACAAACATCTGTTGTTCATAATTGTTAAATGATTTTTGCACCTTTTCAACTAATTTTGACTGATAATTGCCATTTAATTTAGTAATTGGATTACTTTCAATAAGATTTACGATATCTACGCTCATTTTATATAGTATTTCTTAATATATATCTATATTGTTTTTTGCTTTAATAATTAAAATGCAATAATTTAATTATTAAAATGTATAAAAAAGTATGACACGATAAACAGTAACAACCCGCTCAATTGGAATATGCGAGCCCACCCATACCGCTCATAATTCTAAGAACGTTGTAGTTGGTGGCGTAGACGCGGACCTTGGCGGTCTTGGTGCCCTCAACGGTGGCGTTGGAGAGCACAAGTTGGAGTGTGGCGTTATCAATGCGTGAGAAGTTGCACGTGCCTGAAGGTTGGTGTTCCTCAGGGCGGAGGGCAAAGCTGTACACGTTGATACCCTCATCAGGGTTGCGGGTGTGGGCCTGGTAAGGTTGCACGTAGTTGAAGTATGATCCTTCGCGCTCAGAGAAGCGGTCTTGGCCGTTAAGTTGGAGCTTAGCGGTGACGACGGGGTTCATGCCCCAACAGTGGAGGGGAAGGGAGGTCTCAGTGAGCACGAATGTGCCAGCATCGGAGACACCAGATTGGGTGTTGTAGGCTTGAGTAGCAAAGCCAGTAAGAGCGGCGACGCTAATACCAAGCTGAGCGGCAAGCGCAGTTTGCTCCGCAGCACTGAGATTATTGATACCAGGGCCGCCAAAGTGGGGCTCATTGTAAGGGTTGAGAGCAGGGGTTGCGGGGCTTGCGGAGTTTTGGTGCCAGTAATCACCGTTACCATTCACACCAACAGAACCAGCGTCTTGGAAGGTTCCGTCAATAGGGCTGATGTAGTTCCAGTCGTTGGGGATGTTGAAACCATTGTTAGCACCATAGGTGATGGCGCTGGGTGAGCCAAAGGCGTGGATGGCGTTGGGGAGAGCATCAATGGCGTCAGTGTAGTTGAAGGGTTGGGCGCCAAGAACCTTGAAGAGGGTGGCGTCGCAAGCAAGGGATGAACAGTAGTCCACGTTTTGATCGGGCTGCACAACCCAGACAAGCTCCTTCACGGGGTGGTTGAAGTTGAGCTTGATCTTGTTTGAGGATGAACCGACGGACTCATCACCAGTGAATTGGAGCTGGGTGATGAGGTACTCGTGGGGGTTCTGGGCCATTCTGCGGCGCTCGTCCGTGTCAAGGAACACGTAGTCAACGTAGAGAGAGGCAGCAACAAGGGACTGGTTGTAGGCAATAACAGCGGGAAGGGGGGTTCCGCGGCTGGCGGGGGTAACGCCAGTAACACCAGTGTTGCCACAGTTGAGGGAGGTCACGGCCCACAAGCACTCATCAATGGGGCGAAGATCAAGGTTGATCTTGACCTCGTGGTATTGGAGGGCAATCAAGGGAAGGGCAAGACCAGGGTTGGTGCAAAACCAGAATTGAAGGGGGATGTAAAGGGTTGTCTCAGGGAGAGCATTGCGGGGAGCGCACACTTGACGAGGAGCGCTGGAGTCGCAAGGACCATCAACCTCCGCGAAAGAGGGATCCGTGATGAAGGTAAGCTGGGTGGTGTTACCAATCATCTTGTAGTAGCCAGGGGTTTGCTCGCTGGTCATTGTGAGTTGGTTCCAGATGTGCATCCAGTCACCGTATTGGCGGTCAATGCGTTGACCACCGATCTCAACCTCAACTTGAGCAACGATTTGCTCACCAGGGAAATCTAACCAACGGGCATACACACCGCTGGATAAGCCATAGGTGACGGCGTTGGGGTTAGCGGCACCCATAAGCTGGTTAATCTCGGGAAGAGTAACCTGAAGGTAGGTGCGGTAGGCGAGATCGCCGTTACGGCTGATCACGCAAGTAACACGGCGACCGAAATCGGCTTGGCCGTTGAAAGTCTGCTCAATGGACTCAATAGCAAAGTTTGTGTAACGTCTGTAAGTGACCTTCCAGAAAGTAATTTGAGGATTACCAGTAAGGTAAACATCTTGTGCGCCATAGGCAACGAGCTGCATTAAACCACCTCCCATTTTATAATATTGCTAAAGAAAAAAATTTTTTGAGAATTGATTTAATTCGCAAAAAATAAAATTGTCAAAAATGACACATTTATGATAATATTTTATTTATGTCAAAATTGTCCTTCATGAATCTAGATAAATAACTTTCAAGAAAAATTTCTTTTTTACCTTCATGATTTTTCTTAAAAATATAAGAATTATTGCTTTTTTTAATAGACCAACCTTCTTCCAATGCATTAAATAAAAAGATCATTTTTTGAAACTTTGTATTATCTAGTTGCACGTTCATTTTATTACCATTTGTATCTTCTAAATTAATTGTCAATTCCATTAATAAATATTGTGAAACTATAATTTATATTTAAACTAGTTTTGCATCTTAAATCAACTAGATAATACATAGCACAAATTTTGTTTTCTATATTCTCTATATTCTAAACTTTATTATTTTGAAAATGGGTCTAAATATATTTTATTTATTATTAGTTAAACATTGTAAAATAGTAATTTAATATATAGTAAACAAAGATGCCTTCATTTAAGCCAAAGAGTATTAAAAAAATCAGGGTAAGCAAAAAAAACTCTACCACATTAGATGGCAAACACAAAGAGTTTATAAATGAATTTTGCAAGGATGAACAGGATAAAATTCCTACAATCAAAAAAGAAAAGGCTGAATTAAAACAACAATTAGTTGATCAAGCAGATCAATTAACAATTGAGCAACGATTAGATATTGCGGATCGCATAAATGAAATTACTGAAACTGTTAAAAAATTAAAGACAAAAAAGGTAGATTATTTCCTAGACAATTCAAGATATATTTTTGAATACTTTGAAAACAAGAAGAATATTTCATCAACTGAAATATCTTCTTCCTCTTCTACGATGGACACAAAAAGTAAAATACTGAACAGTTTTTTTAAAATTAAGAATGAAGATACAAATCAAAATAAGGCAGAAAATGAGAATAAAAATAGAAACATTGTTCAACGATATTTGAGCAATATTGATGAAACATTTTTGGATATGAATGCATTTGTTTGCTCTACGGACGTTTGTCAATATTGCTTTAAGGGTGAGCTCATACCGTTAGATGATGAGGGGGTTTTAATATGCAATATATGTTCAAAGAATGTTCCTTATTTGATTGAGAATGAAAAACCTTCTTACAAGGAACCTCCAAAAGAGGTTTGCTTCTATGCTTATAAAAAAATTAACCATTTTAAAGAGATTTTGGCACAATTTCAAGGAAAAGAAACAACACAAATACCAGTAGATGTTATTGAAAATATTAAATTGCAAATTAAGAAAGAGAGAATACAACTTGAGCAATTAAACCACTACAAGACAAAGGAAATATTGAAAAAATTGGGATACAACAAGTACTATGAACACATTGCCTTTATTAAAAACAAGCTTGGTATTAAACCACCAGTTATGTCTCAAGAATTGGAAGAAACTCTGTGCAATTTATTTATGGAATTGCAGGCTCCTTATGCAAAATTTTGCCCCGATTATCGTGTTAATTTTTTAAACTATTACTATGTTCTTTACAAGCTTTGCGAACTCTTGGATGAAAAACAATATTTGATTGACATACCAATGTTGAAAGATCGCGAAAAGTTGATTGAACAGGACGAAATTTGGAAAAAAATGTGTGAAAATTTGGATTGGGAGTTTGTTGCAACTATTTAAAATTTATATCAATTACTTTTGTAAAATTGATATAAAGGAAAAATGACTATAAATGCATTAATTATTTATCGGCAAACATACTTAAAGACCTCCAGGGAAGCCAACAAGATTGGCGCCGATGCCGAAGCCTGCACCAGAACGAGCAGTCATGCCCATACTGGGGACATACGTGTCCAAAATGCTAAATGTGGCAGCCGCCGTCAAGGCAATCAACATGATCTCCTCAAGATTCAATGATTGCTTGGGGATAGCATAAGCAGCAATAGCCACCATCAAACCCTCAACTAAATACTTGATGATTCGCTTAATCAACTCGGAAATATCAAACAAGCCGTTCATTATATATTATGTGGTTAGAAAAAATAAACATCTTTAAAAGACAAAACAAAAGACAAAATAAAGATCTAAATATTTGCAAAATATAAATTGTTAAATAAAATACTTAGAATGAAAACGCGAAGGGATGTATAGATGAGTTTTTCTAAAGAGGTTCGCCCCACTGATTTATCATTTGAGAGAAAAGAGACTGCAACTGGCCAACCAAATCCTAAATATGTTGACATTTTGGAGGTAGACAAGCCTATTGCAGGCCAAAACTTTTGCTGCATTTCATTTGTTTCTCCTGAGAAGGTTTTAAAGCAAAAAGAGATGTTCTTTTTCCAGGAATTTCTAAATAAGTGGGAGTTTTCAAAGGCCATGGAGAAGTTTGTTCAGTTTTTGAACTTTGTTTCCTTCAAGTACAAGCTTACGTTTGAGGATGTTACCAAGGATTTCAAGGATTTCTTGGAGGAAGAGAAGGCCAGTCTTACTGGAAGTTCATTGGAGGATGATTACAGGACCTTTTTGGATAAGAATGAGGATCGTCTAGAGAAGGAGTTTAATGTAAAGTTCAACTTCCAAACTTCTATCCGCGGTCTCAAGATTCGCGGTTCTTTCCCCACACAAGAGGAGGCCGAGCTCAGGTGCAAGATGCTTAGAGAGATGGATCCTTACCACGATATCTTGGTTGGTCCTATTGGTATGTGGATGCCTTGGGACCCAGAGGCCTACCGCACGGGTCGTGTTGAATACATGGAGGAAGAGCTCAATCAACTTATGCATGAGAAGACCAAGAACGAGTCTTTGGCCAAGAATGAGTTTGACCAACGCGTCAAGGAGAGCAAGAAGAAGGCCATTGAGGAGAACATGAAGAATGCCGAGAAGAGTGGCAATGTTTTGACGCAAACAGTTGACAATGATGGTAACTTGGTTGGCATTAATAACTTGAACACGCAAGAGAATGTGTTCAATTCACAGGAAACCATCTCAGCCGCAGACATTCGCAAGGAGTTGTTTGAGGGTGAAAATATTGTTATGGGCAAGACGGATAATGGTCAAAGTGAGCTTATCAGTGGACCTTTTGCCACTAAGAAGAACGAGTAAAACATTGAATAAATAGTTTGTAAACTAGCTTAAAGAAAAAATTTTGTATATAGTGTTTATACGTATATATAAGATTTGTACGCGGCTAATAATCGTGGTAAAAGCAATCATCGTAATTTTCGCCCAGAAGAAGCCATTGGTCCATTTTACTTAAATAGTCAACTTTTTGTTCTCCTGTAATAGCATCAAAGTAAGAATAACGTGACCCTCTAAAACCAAAAGCTGAACCGCGATTCATCTTATTCAAATGCAAAATGGTCGTATATGGCTCATCCGTAAAGGAAGGTCCGTCCTTTATGCACGCATATGATGGAATTACATATTCATGCTTTCCAGAAGGATCCTCTGGACAGTTCAGCAAAAGTTTTCCTCTCTTGAACATGCAATAATAGTTATCATCATCTTCATCACTGTCATTAACTACCCATGCGCAGTTGTATCCACCTTTTCCGTCTGAGAAATACGTATATTTGTAGCTCACTTCGTGTTCAAGACCATAGTCATGCGCAGTTTCTGAGTATTTTATTGTTTTTTTGGGAAAGTTAATATAGAAAGCATCAATGAGTTGCGCCTTTATTTTGGCTTCATCTTGTTCATATCTCCATTCTTGCGCAGAACTGGGCAAATAAAGTTTGATAAGATTGGCTGGCCTTCTGTGCGGGGTTGAATGCAAGTGTAGGAATTTATCAAGCGCTCTTGTGGGGTACCACTTGCACTTGTATTTGTTTGTCTTCTTGTCAAGGACAACCTTAAACCGCAATCTTGTGCCCCTTGTTAGCCCTGACATGTAGCCAAGAATCTTATTAACAAGCTTAAGAGGTAGCTTGGGACCACTGTTGACAATTGCGTTTGCGCTCATTGTTGGAATATATTGATTTTGTTTTAGATTGATTTAGTTTGAAACTTGTGCAAAGACTCTGGGTTGTATTTGTAGACATTCTATTAAAGCATCTCAATTTTTTTGCTAATTGAGATTCTTTTATAACTGATTTTAAAATTTAAAAGCGTATCTACCACTTGCTCTTTTTAACGCTAATTTTTGGTCCTTGACCTCGCTTCTTGGTGTTATTTGGATCATATTTTTCATCCTCCTCATCAGAGTTTATATCCTTGCTGAGTTCCCAGAACTCTTTTGATCCCAATTTGAAGTCATTGTGCGAGTCAGCCTTGTACCAAAATACCTGATCCTGCAACTTGTTTGATTTCGCATTGTTGTTAATTACCAAGCACTCATAATTTTCCGTGCATTGATCCATGACTTGACAAAAGGACTCAAATGTTGGAAACATTCCCGCATAATTTTCGTAAATGCGCTTTCTATTTGCAATGTATGGTTCTCTCAAAATAAAAACATAATCTATATTGGTTCTCAGTGTGGGAGGAATGCCAAGAGGATATTGCATTGTTATAATAAGCATGATCTTCCAATGTCTCATTTAATACCATTCTATAATAGGCATTTGCTCCTATCATCACGGAATCTACACTTTTTAAATGGGTGTAGCACCCTCTCGGGTGGGATTAGACTATATTTTAAGCTATCATTAACGTTGATTAGACGTTTCAAGCCCACGAGCATTTAGTCGTTGAACTGCCACCATATCCTTATCATAACGGACTTAGGTGACTAGCTGCGGGTTATCTCTATTTTATGCCTTTTTACTGTACCTTATGTGATTAGCATAAGCCATTATAGTATTTTTACTATAATTTAGTAGCATAAACTTAACAAGACGTCTCCGCAATTTGGACGTGTCGCAAATGTGTTTATATTTCTTCCTAAACACATTCACTAGCTATTCTTTTGGAATAACTACGGCAAACATTCACCGTTCATAAATAGGAGACGCATCATTTTATCCCTGGCCCACGTGTTATCATAAAGACAATCATCAAGAATAACAAATGCGCGCGGATCAATCGTGCTTCTTTTAAATGTCTCTATTTCTTTTTTAACCTGTTTTAACACCTGTCGCTGCCGCTTGAGAATATTCTCCACAATCGCCGTATTGTACTCGTTGTGAATAAACAGTTTGGGCACTAATTTTCCGTAAAATCCGTTACCCTCTTCTGTGCCTGCAACAACAGTGCCAATTGGAATATCTTGATGGTAATAAAGGAGATCTCTAACCAAGAAAGACTTACCAGTATCACGACGCCCAATAAGAACAACGACTGGACCCTTTGCCTCATTTGCCTTGAAACTAATGCTTTTCATGTCAAACTTTTTTAATTCCAACGTCATATTCTCTCTACATTATGCAGAAAAATAAATAAACTCAATTACGCAAAATATGCAAACCATGTTATTTGACCATGCAATACATTCCAAACATGCGATTTAAAATTTGATTATAAATGTCTTTATCTTGGTAAAACCCCATGTATTCTTTTCCATTATTTGCAATCTTCTCGCATTCCTCTAAATGATCCAAACACCAATTATATTTTTCAAGCAAATCACTACCATCTACAGCAATGGGAATAAAATGCTTATAAGGTTCTAGTCCATTACCAAAAAGAATGTTTTCAAAAGTAAAAGGAAATGTGTGCAATGGACAGCAATTAGATCCAAGAGCCCACAAAAAAGAAGTGGATGTATCATTTCCCTCTAAATTTATAATAAACTTGTTTTTTGTTTGTTCTTCCTTTGTTAAAAGATGACTAATATATTTTGCATCTATCTGCTGATTTTTTTCCTTATTTTTTTCATCACCTGAAAATCTTACAATAATGTTTGGATGAATATCAAAAGTATTCTCTACAAATGTAAGCCGATGACTTTTTCCGTCTTTATTATGTTTCCAACGCCAATCATCATCTGGTCTACCGATCCAAATTGCATTGTTTGTCTTTAAATTAAATGGAGTTGTATCCTTAAAATTTATTAATCTTGTATGATACAAATCTAATGGAAATAAAACTAAATGATCTGTTTCATAGGGACGGTTGTGAACAAAACGAAAATCTTCCATGCGTCTAAAATCACCAAAATCTGCATTAAAAACAAATTGTTGTATGATTGAAGCATTTTGTGGGTTTTGTTTAATAAATTCTTTTAATTTTTCAATAAAATATGTTCCTCGTTTAATTAACATTTCATTTGCTACTTTATCAACAATTTTCCATAAACTATTATTATCACCATCACTCTCATAGTAAACAGTATATTCATTATTTATTTCAGCGGCACTAATAATTGAGTTGTTATTTGCCGCATCATTCAAAATATCATACCATTTGCCATAACGAAACTTTACTTGATGTGCAATAAATATTTCCTTTTCAAAAGTTGCTATATTTTTAGCAATTTCTGTTTTTGATAATAATATTACATGAATATTTACATTTGCTCCACATTTTTTAAGGATTGGCACATCATTCAAATCATCCGTTATAGCTACATCAAAAACTACATTAGATGAAGGTGCCTCTTTTTTTGAAACAAGTCTTATATTTTTGGATCTAGCATCAACTATAACTTTATTAATAATTGCCATGTTATCACTCATTATTGCATTTAATTGTATAGACATGTGTAACGTACTCTACTATATGTATTAGAGAAATATTTTATGAAACCTTTAGAATAAATGAACAAGAGACATATACATATTGATAGAATAAGTTAAAACATGATTTAATTAATATTCTATTTAGCTAATGATGATTAAGCTAGATTATCAAAAAAGAAAGAATCGTGAACTCTTTAGTTCTTTTGAAAAAAATGAAACCATCAACTTGTCAAATGCTCAAAACTATATTCCTATTTATACAAAATTCTTTTCCTTGAATGAAAGAAATTTCAATGCAATTAATCTCAATAATAAATGGTATATTAATGATTTGCACGAGAACATTGAGGACAATAAAAATCTGTTTGAATGCAGTTTAAAGAGCATTGAAGATGCTTCAGGAAAAAGTCAATCAAAGATGAAACCCGTGTTCTTTAAAATGGCGCCACTTTTGGATCCATTCAAGTTTATGGTTGGTAAATACAATGTAAATGATGAGAATTTGTTTTCTCTTCCTTCCATTTCACCTGAGCTAAATGGTGCAGTAAATCCAAAGATTCTAGGAGATAATAATTCAGCTTATGTAGACGGATTCTTTTCCTTCTTAACAAGCAAACTTTTGCATGAATATGGATTTATGCATGGTGTGGACTACTATGGATCATTCTTAGCACATAAAAATAATTTTACTGTAGACGTGATGGATGATCTTGAGTATCTTGTTAAATCTGAGTTTTTCAATAAATCCAAAAATATTCTATTTCAAATAGAGGAATATGACCATTTGGTTGAAGATGACAAGGTGCGCCTAAAGCCTATTAAAATTCACGGAAACAATACTCGTCATTCCAATATTTCCGCCAAGTCCATTAATAATGAGATATTTGAAAACATTTTCAGTGTTGAGGAACTGAACAATACTGCGACTGCAACTGAAAAAACGGCACTAGAGGTATCAACATTAACCCTTGAAAATCTTAAAGAACATACATTGGCCTTAGAGGTGGTGGATGTTTCTCTGCCTACTGAAACTGCAGATGAGGAAGAAAAAGGAGAAGAAAAGGAATCACGAACTTCCAACGAACATACTCATAAATCTATAACAACTATTAAATCTAGTTCAACCTCTGGATCTGGATCTACTTGCTCATCAAGAACATCTCATACAAATTCTAATGATGAAGTTTATTCTGGAAGTGAAGAGGAAGAAGGAGAAGAGGAAGAGGGTGAAGGCGAGAGATGTGGAGCATGCGATGCAGAAGATTACGACCCTAATATTGTTGATATAGAAGGAGAAGAACAAAATGACAAGGATGAGGAAACAGAATACACAGATGATGATGAGGGCGAGGATTCATCCTCGTGTGAAGAAGAAAGCGTCTATGTTACTATTCCCAAATTTCCTGTTCAGGTTATTTGCATGGAATATTGCGAGAACACTATGGACAGCTTACTTATGGAGAATGAACTATCCCACGACGAGTGGTTCTCTGCACTTATTCAAATTATAATGATGCTGATCACATATCAAAAGGCCTTTTCATTTACGCACAATGATCTTCACACAAATAATGTGATGTATAATACCACTGAAAAAAAATACCTCTATTACTGCTATAAGAAAAAGTACTACAAAGTGCCAACATTTGGCAGAATCTTCAAGATTATTGACTTTGGTAGAGGTGCATACAAATTTAATGGTCAACTGTTTTTTAGCGACAGTTTTCACCCAAATGGAGATGCATCAACGCAATACAACACTGAACCATATTTTAATGAGAAGAAACCTAGACTTGAGACCAATTACAGTTTTGATTTATGCCGTTTAGCGTGCTCCATTTTTGACTTTTTAGTTGAAGATGTAGATGAGGTAAAAGACATTAATTCTTGCAGCCCTATTATTAAATTGATTGTTGATTGGTGCACGGACGATAATGGTATTAATGTTTTGTACAAGAACACTGGAGTTGAGCGCTATCCTGGGTTCAAATTGTACAAGATGATTGCACGATGCGTTCACAAACACACTCCTCAGGCGCAATTAGAAAGAACCGCATTTAAGAAGTTTATTGTTGACAAGTCCAAGTTGGGAAAAAATGACAAGGTTATGAATATTGATGATATTCCTTCGTATGTTTAGACAAGTGGATTGCCTATTTTAAATTATAAAAAAAATATATGTATAATATAACTTATATTTTTTTAATGGGAGATAGAAATGAAGATGATAAAGTTGGAAAGAAAAAAAAATTTGGAGAAAGCTCAGTTTCATACTCAATGCCAAAAAAATCAGCTCTTGTATCAAACCAATATAGTGGATTTGGTGCATTCTCCGAAGATAATTCGCAAAACCCTTTTCATGAGTTTCTAGAACCACACGAAATTGCCGCACGCAATCAAAATAGAACAACAACTTATTCAGGAAAAGCTTCCATTGACCAAGATCAACATCTAACTAAAAAAAGAGTTACTTTGCCTCCACTATCAGTTAAAGTAATGGGTGAGGATACAACTAAACTGTATACTCTAGAACAATCAAAACTTTTGCGAGAGGAAAGAGATGAACTTTTTTATAATTTAAAAGCTGAAATCCGTAGATTAAAAAACAATATACAAACAAGAGGTAATGCCGCAGAATTGCAAGAACGTAGAAAAGAGGGTAACGCCCTTTTAGGAACTATTTTTGATAAAGATCCATCGGCAGACTATGAGTATACACCCGAAGATTTCTCTAAAAAAAGTAAATTATATCTTGAAGACCTAATTGAGTTGAATACAGAATACATAGAACTATGTAGAGAACTCTTAAAAAAGGATCCATCACAGTCGGATAGAATACAGTTTGAACAAAATAAATTAAAAGCAAATTTGCATGCTTTAATAAAAATATTATCAGAATCTGTAGAAAATGAACCTGATTCAGAGGAAGTTGACGGATGGAATGAATCAATCGCTAAATACCAGGAAATGTTACGCGAATTGGGAGAAGAAGGACCAGGATTAAAAGCGGGAGGTGGATCTGCAACAGAAGAAGAAGATTTTGGAGGAAGAAAAAAACCAAAGAGGAGGACTATAAAACGCAAATCGGCAAAAAGATCTAAAACTCGTAAATTAAAAAATAAAAATAAAAATAAAAGCAAGGGTAAAACTAGTAAAAAAAGATCCAAAAGGAGTAGAAGACGCTAAACACTATTTTATTCATCTGTAGTAAGATCAATAACCGTTAAATCTACTTTAGTAAAAGGCAGTTCCATCTTTTTTTCACATCCTGGACAAGCATGAGACGCATTTTCTCGCGCAAAACCAACAACAGGATCCCACCAACAAGATTGGCACACTTTATGTCCCCGATTTAAATACTTTATAAAACAACTTAAAGGCGTCAACGGATCAACGGTGGCTTTATTGCACATGCAACAACAATGCGGCATTTTCAAATATTATACTATAATCTAGTTATTTTAACCTGTTTATAGTATCATTTTTTTTTAGAATGCTGGATCACCCGTAAACACCACTGGAGCACTTGTTCCCACCTCGGCATCCTGAATCATGGGCTTCAATTGGTCAAGAATAAAGCTACCAAAGATCACGCTAAAGTACACCAACAAGGAATCACGGATCAATAACTTCAATGGCTTGCTCTCCTTTTCAACAAAGCGCATCTCAATAAACTTGACGATAAAATAGACGGCTGAGATAAATCCCGCTACAAAAAATACATTTTCCATTACATTATACTATTAGTTTCTTCTTAATAGTATAACGCACCATTGAAGTTACATTTATCCTAAAACCTCAATATCATCTATAAGCAAATCGGGCAATAATTCTAGCTTGGGAGGTTCAATGACATGCACATCCAAACTGCTTAATGGAGAGTCTTCCTCAAAAATTCTCAACCTTGGGTTATCATCTTCCTCGTCAGTCTCCAACCTGCGCTGAATATTTCTCAACTCACTAATCTCGTTCAATGTGTTAATATCCTTGGGAGCCTCCACAAACTCCTCATTATTGTTTGAATCGCGAACCATATCCATATTATTAAATGACAAGGATTGTGCAGGTTCTTGATCATAAGAGGATCCAATCTCCGTAGTAAGGCCACTTTGCTGCTCAATCAAACGCTCAGTCTCCTCTAGAGCGGGATTGGGGATGGTAACGGACTCTTGAATAATCTGCTCCTTAACATCCTCAATCACTTCTTCCTCCACAGACTCATCCAAATAAGCACGCAAAATGCCCTCAATGGGGATCGTCTCGCGCACAGTATTCAAGACGCACTCCTGAATAATCACTTCCATCTCCCTATTATGCTTCTGTGTTTGCAAAGGAGGAATACCCAATTCAAACAAATACACATTCTTGTAAAGCTTTCTTGCTACATTAATGTAGACCTTGTGAATAAAATCATTCAACTTGGGGATGTCAATATCAATCTTCTTTTGCTTTTGACCTGTTCTCATAGCAGTCAATAGCTTTAATTGAATAATGTGCACACATGTAACCAATTCTTCTAAATAAGCACATGCACTTTTCTCAACAATGCGCACCTTTTCCTGTTCAATAATATTGGGATTCCACTTAGGAATCCTGGTAATGAAATTTTGAAAGGTCATCAAATACTTGTCCATCTCATTATTATCACGACACAATTTGACGGCTTCTTCAAAAATAGATCTAAAGCCTTCAACTACAAGTGGTGTTAAAATGGTAAGCAAACGAGCACCCCATTCATTTTTTGACTCATGCAAACTTGACACGTTAAAGTCATCCATTTACATAAATGAAATATTTTCTAAACTACTATTTAAACTTATAAACACAAAATTCAAGATAAACAACATGATTAATTTCTCATTTCTAAATTCTTTGCGTACCTTGTTAAAGGCTATGAGCAATTCGTATTTTTTCTCCTCTGTAATTTTGAAAAAGTTGTCGCTCTCTTCCAATATTTGAATCAGGTCAAGAGCATTGTATCCTTTTTCATAAAGTTGCGCTGAAATGGTCAATAGAGTAGGCGCGACACACGTCTTGGCATCTATCTTATTCAACTCTTTTTTCAATGCATCTATCCTCTTCTTTTTAACATCTTTCAACTTAAATGTCTCCCCAATATTATACTTGTAAAGATTGATTTGTGCACCATTATATTCTGGTTCAGGCACATAGATCTCACAAAATCTAGACAAAATTGGCTTTAATAGTTTGTACTTGTCTTCCACAATTATGAAGAATCTTGTAGTATGGCTAAAAAGCTCAATACATCTTCTTAAAGCTGACTGAGCATCCATTGTCAGTTTATCGGCATTTAATAGCACAATGCTTTTAAATATGTCACCTCCATTTGAGTTAATGTTGGTCTTTGCAAAGAACTTCAGCTCTTCTCTAATAAATTTGATGCCTTTTCCATGTGCACAATTCACATACATAACAAAATCCTTTATTTTTTCGCGATTGTTACCATATATCATATTAATAAAGCCGTTTACAATGGTTCTCTTACCAGATCCGCTATTACCATGAAAAATAATGTGAGGAATCTTGTGCATCTCGTAAAAATATTTTAGTTTTTCTTTTATATTTGAATGAATTGGTAACATTTCTTATTGATGATTTATTATTACCAGATTATTTTTATATTCAAATAGAACGTATAATACTTTTGTAAAGAGTGTCCCAGAAAAGAATAAATGGGCAAAGTGGCTTAAAGAAACGCGCCCGTTCGCCTACATCATGTAGGGCAGACTTTGAAACCTGTGCTAAACTCATACTACATCCATGTAGGCAACGCCCTACATCATGTAGGGAGGCAGTTTAAAATAATTTTCAAATTATGCCCTACATCATGTAGGGAAGTGCGAATTTTTCAAATTTCCAAGACTTTTTTCGACAAAGTGATTTTGGACATTTATTTTTGTCCATTTTCCAAAACCTATTTTACTTTTCAGCTTTTTTTGCAAAAAAATGAGGTGTGAGCATAATGCTCTAAATTTCTTTTTTCTGTTGAAAAATTTGTGATTGAAAATTTTTTATTTTTTTTTTGATCTTTGCAAAAAACTATTTAGGAACTTTTTCTTTAGGAACTATATACGAATGATCTCCAAAAATTTAGGAGCTGAAAGTTCGGCGAAATTTGTCTGTAAAACATGTGACTATACATCATCACGCAAAAGTCAATATACCAGACATTTATTAACCGATAAACACAAATTACTAATAAATCCTAATAAAAACGTTCAAGATAAAAATTTTGCATGTGAATGCGGTAAAATTTACAAACATCAATCTAGTTTGTGCTTTCATAAAAATAAATGCACATCAGGTTTAGAAAAAGACAAAGAGGTGGATCAAGATTCGCCATTAAACCAATCAATGATGGTTGAGATTATTAAACAAAACCAATCAATTATGATGGAAAACAAAGAATTCAAGGAGCTCATTATTGAGCAAAATAAGCAATTATTTGCTTTGGCTAAGAAACCTTCTAGCATAACAAATATTAATAATAGCAAAAATACTATGAATAATAGCTTCAACTTAAATTTATTTTTAAATGAGACTTGCAAAGATGCAATGAATCTAACTGATTTTGTGGACTCGTTGCAATTGACATTGAAGGATTTGGAAAATACTGGAAAATTGGGATATGAAGAGAGCATATCACAGATTTTTATAAAAGGATTAAAACAGCTGGATTTCAGCAAAAGACCCATTCATTGCACAGATACAAAACGAGAAAGCTTATATATAAGAGATAAGGATGTTTGGGAAAAGGATCAAGAAAAGGAACGCGTTAGAAAAGCCGTCAGGAAGATTGCCAATAAGAATGTTAATCAAATTGTGGATTGGATAGAAGCTAACCCAGATTCACAAGACTATCATTCTAAAAAGAACGATCAATACTTGAACATTGTACTTAAATCCACGGGTGGTAGTACAAAGGAAGAAGAAGAAAAGCGCATTAACAAAGTAATTTCATCTATAGCAAAACACGTGGAAATTGATAAAAGTATTTGTCCAGATGAGTGATAATTAAATTATTTTGGAAAAACTTTTAATTATATTATTACCATTTTAATTGTGGATTGGTAATAATATTTATTTTTAAACAGAGTTGGTCAAACTATGCGTATAAGGATTTGCGCGGAATGCATTCAAAATATCAGGTTCAATACGTTCACATCCAATACATTGGTCGTAATATTGAGGTACATTTATTTTACCATACGTCTCCTTATTAGGACCCATAGGAGTTATTGCTGCGGGACTCCACATTCTAGTATTATTGCGATCTGCATCCACCTTGGCAATTGAAATATTCGTATTCTGGTTGAAAATCTGGGTATTTCCATGGTTTGTACGCGCGACTGATAACTTCTCTTTGGTCTGGTTTGTCGTGGCAATGTAAGCCGAATCATAAGACGTATATCCGTGACGAGTAGCCCCTCCACCAACAGTGCCCACGTAATCAGTGCAAGTTGTTGTGTCTCTTTGATTCTCAATCGCTTGCTGTTCGCTGACTGTATAAGCTCCTTCTTTTTGATTACCAATATAGGCATTGGGTTGATAAAGTGTCGTCTCTTTAATTGTCGTATTGGGCGTATCATAAGGATTCAACGTGTAGTTTGAGGGCACACGACTCTCCATATTACCATACACGCGAATATTGGACACGTATTCTTCCTTTCTGGATGGTTTTAATACATCCATTAGTGGAGCAATAACAGCGCCAATAGCAGAGCTAAATCCACTGCGAATAGTTGCTGGTTGCTCATTACATGAACGATTGTTCACATAGTTGGTGTGACTTTTTTGCGTCTTGTCCACTTGAATTGCATTTGGGCCACGACCAGAAGCAGATGAATGCGCTACATCATTCACCTGTAAAACGGGGCGCTTGGGATCCTGAGTTTTGCCAGGAATGTATGTAGCCGTTTTTTGAGCGGATGAAGCTGCGCCATGATAGTGTTGAGTAACGTCATTGCGGTGACTTGTTTTAACAATCTCCTCGGCCACAAGACGATTACCCTTCTCCAAACCAGTCGTGGTTAACCAACGATCTTGAGTGTTAAGGAAAAAGCCATCTGGTGTGTACTTTTCAACTCGCCCTAAAATACCGAGATTCTTAACATTTGATGCTGCTGGACCCTCGTGGTTAATTAAAGAGAACTCTTGTTTGGGATTTGTAGATACGCGCAACTCATCCACAGTCTTGGGTAACCACTTGTCGCGGGCCTCCATACCCGAGTTGTAACCAGCGCTGCCCTTGGAACCATACCCTTGGTCCAACCCAGGACCAACGTACTCGGATTCAAAAGGCTTTACATTATTGTTTGCCATACCAGGATTCACACGGGATTGATAGAAATCACTCATATTAGGGGTACCGTAAGCCCATTGCACGTTGTCTTGTGGCTTAAATAAAGGCGCCTGCTCAATCTTTTTAATAACTTGTGATCCAGTGCCAGACATGTTATCCAAAACACTTTGAGCAATGTTATTGTTGTAAATTTGTCCACGGATTTTTCCACCATAAAAGGGAACCATGTTATTATGCTTAAATTCCACGGAATCTAAATAATTTCCAGATAAGGAATACATATTTTGAGGAGTATTTCCAACTTTTACTCCAGCATTTGCCCGAGTTTCATAAAAATTTTGATCAAAATATTTGTCAGTGGCAGCATTAGGATTGGCGTATTCTTGGACAGTGTCTATTAACTCCTTATCATTCATAATTGGATAATTCTCTGGCGGAATATTTGTATTAGGAAGATAATTTTGATTTTGGCGTAAATTTGCAAATCCTTCTGTACTACCATTTTTAATTGACTTTTGGCCAGGTTTATTTTTACATTGTTTTGAATTTTGATTGGATGCTACATACATACCACCCAAGGCTATTAAAGGTATCGCTAATTCCATTTACTTATATTATATAAAGTATTTTATTTTTATATAGAATACTTTACATTTTCTATTGTCAAGAGTTTCTTTTTTTTTATATTTTGTTTACTTTTTAAATTACATACTTCTTGAAGAAGGGGAAACATACTCGCATGAATTGGTTTGGCTGCATGTGTTTGGACCACCAACATAGCTTCCACGTTCTGGATTAACGGGATAAGGAAGAAGAGGTCCATTCACCATTGCATTTCTGCAATCAGCACCCTCTCTTACAAAATTATCTTTTTCTAAAATACGTGTGCTTAAATTATTTTGAAAAGTCATACAAACATTTGCTTGAGGGTCTAATGGCAATGCACCCCAGTTAGATTGCTCCGCCTCTCTTGCTGTCCATGCGGGCATAATTGCGCGAGACTGTTCAGTTGTAAGTGAATTACAAACAGGATACTGAATTGGTCTTGTGTCCACCTTTCTATTAACATATTCATCTTTTCCTAAACAATCACGACTTAACCTGCGGTCTATGCCAAATAATGAGCTCTCCAAGGCTATAGAGTTTGTCCACAAATTGCCTCCCCATTTTTGAACAATGATTGATGGATCTTCCATATAGCATGGCTTATCTCCATTTCCAGGAACATTCAATATAAAGCGTCCAGGTCCAGTCATTATCTGGTTTTGTTTCATAATTCTGCATGGATCATCGTGGATTCTTGTAAAAGACATTGTATTATATTTATTGGATATTTTTTTTAAATCCATCTAACAACTTATAATTTAAAAAAAAATTGCAATGATATTACTAAAAATACTATTAAACAATATTAGACGCACCACGGTTTGGTTATACAATAACATGGCGAACTTTACAAGTACAAGTACAAGAATGATGATACTGTTTATATGCTTTGCATCATTAAAAATGAACGCAAACGCGTTCAACCTTAGAAATTTTGGCAATGATTTATTCTCCATTAAAAACGCTCTTGCGGTGCGCGCGTTTGTTTATAGTTTAAGACAACGTCTTACCGAAGAAATTTTTGAAGAAGATAATGTTCTCTCGCAGTTTGAAAAAACGCAGTATTTTGATGTTATCAGTAATGCAGCTATATCTGGAAGTCATTCAAACTTGCACAAGTATCATAATACAGATTTGATTAACACATTGGTCCAGGATTTTATGTATGTTTCACTATTTGTATTGCTATCGTCTCGCATATTTAAAAGTATAGATGCTGAAAATGCTAATGCCAATGCCAATGCTAATGCAGAAATAGAGTGTCCATTAACTTGTATTAATAAAAATGAGAATGAGAATGAAGATGATTCTAAAAAAATTGCACCTCAGTTATTCCCTTCAAAATTAAAACAGTTTGACTTTTATTATGATGCACAACGCCTGGCAAGAATGTTCCTCCTTATATTCTATATTATATTCACCAAAAATGTTCAAAGTGTCACATAAACAAAATTAACAAACTAAACTGTTCTTTGCAACATTGACTATTTATAAAATAAATATAAATTATATAAATAAGGTTATGAAACTACTTTATGCCCCTTTCTTAATAAATATATTCTTAATTGTAGCATTTGGTTTTATTTATTGGTATTTTTGTGATGAATTTATTAGCAAGTTTGAACAAACAACAGATAAAGCCAACCTGTTAGATTTTTTTTATACAAGTATAACTATTCAGGCAGGTATAGGATATCTTGGTATAATTCCTATTTCAGTTTTAGGCAAAGTACTATTAATGCTGCAGCAAATTTGCATGATATCATCTAATATTATTATCATTTACTTGGTTCATTTGCATTTTTTTGTGTTGTAAATCTTAGGAAATTATAAACATTAATTTTTTACACAATAATATTCCTAATAAATTTAACTTAAAACTAATACAACCATTAAAGTATACTTTGTTGCATGGATCTAGTTATTACTGAAAAAATTGGTTTGTCAGTCCCAACACTTTGTTTAAATATGATTGTTAAAAATGAGAGCAGGATCATTACAAGAATGTTTGACACTGTTGTAAAATTAATTGATTGTTATTGCATTTGCGATACTGGATCAACGGATGATACTATTGAAATAATTGAAAAATATTTTAAAGAAAAGAATATTCCTGGAAAGGTTGTGCATGAACCATTTAAAAATTTTGCATATAACCGTAATTTTGCTATTAAATCTTGCGTTGGTATGAGTGACTATATTTTGCTTATGGATGCCGATATGAAACTGGATATTAAAAACTTTGACAAGATGGCATTGTTGCAAGCCGATTTTTTTACTATTTTGCAGGGCTCAGAGGCCTTCTATTATGAGAACACAAGAATTGTAAAAAATACAGGACAATTTGAATATGTTGGCGTAACACACGAATATATAAATGTTCCTGGTGGTTCACTTAAGGGAACTATTTCAAAAAATGGACTGTTTATTATTGATGTTGGAGATGGAGGAGCAAAGGGTGATAAATTTGAGCGCGATATAAGATTATTAGAGGGCGGTCTTCTAGAAGAACCAACTAATGTGCGTTATCATTTTTATTTGGCAAATACTTATCATGACACGGGTCGCTTTGAACAAGCAATTGAACTGTATACCAAGAGAATTGCGCTTGGAGGATGGGATCAAGAAATATGGTATAGCCATTATCGCATTGGATGCTGTTATGAAAAAATGGGAAAAATAAAGGAGGCTATTTATAGTTGGCTGGAGGGATACAATTTTTTTCCAGATCGCATTGAAAACATTTATGAAATTGTAAAACATTATAGAATTATAAGCAAACATAAATTGTCTAAAATGTTCTATGATATTGCTCGTAATGTAATCAATAAAAATTTGAACAAGGAGGCCTATTTGTTTTTGCATAATGATGTATACACTTACAAACTAGAGTACGAGTTGACTGTCATTGGTGCGTACATTGGTATGCGCACCATAAATCATCAAGTTGTTACTGTTTTGAATAATTCTTTTGATGAGTCTATCAATGAAAACTTATTATCTAATTTGAAATTTTACAAGTTTATTTTAAATCCAAGGATGACTGTGCGTTTAAGTGACGAGTTTGACTATAATGTGGGACCCGTTAGTAAAAAATTCTTGTCTTCTTCTTCTTGCATTATTCCTCACACATTTACATATGATTTTGACTCTAGTGTAAAAGATATTACTATTGATGGATACATGATGAATGTTCGTTATGTGAATTACTACATTTTAGATAATGGTGGTTACACAAACTATGATAATCATATTGTTTCTTTAAACAAGTGCATATTTATGACAAAGGACTTCAAGATTATTAATGAGAAAACTAAGTTATTTGAGCTAGATTACAATGGACGTCTTTACATGGGAACGGAGGATATAAAAATCTTTAAGGATCCCAAGACTCAAGAGGTTAAAATGATTGGCACGGCATTTCACGGCAATGATAAGATTGGTATTGTTATTGGTGATTACGATTTGACAAAGCCTACCCTAGATGCAGTTGAAATAAATCCAGAATTTTGCAGAATGGATTGCGAGAAGAATTGGGTTTATGTAAATTACAAGGATGAATTAGCTGTTATTTATCGTTGGTATCCATTGTTAGTTTGCAATATTAAAAAGAATGAGTCTACGGGAGAACAATTGATCCATAAAAATTTTGAAAATGCAAATATGCCAAGGATTTTCCAAAGAGTTCGTGGGTCTACTTGCGGGTTTTCTCACAAAAATGAGATCTGGTTTGTTTGCCACATTGTTTCTTATGAAGCACCCAGACATTATTTCCATATGTTTGTAGTATTAGATGAGGATATGAATTTATTGCGTTATAGTGCTCCATTCAAATTTGGAGAATCCCCAATTGAATATTGTCTTGGTTTGCTTGTAGAGGATGATCGTTTATTAGTAACATATAGTGAATGGGATAGGACCACACAAATTGCTGTTTATGATAAGTCCTATGTTGAAAACATCCTTTGTTACAAACTTTGAATAAATTCGTATTCTTAAACAAACACTTAAAACTAATGATTTATTTATGTTATATAAATACCATGAATAAAACGCTGCATATTACAAATCATGTGGGAACAACAAAAAATCTTGAAAATGTATTTCAGTATTTGCAACGGGATTATAATCTTACTATTAATTTAACAACCAAAAAGTGCAATTTTCCGCTTTATATAAGCAAATCACATGCAGATCATATTTGGTACCAAGAATATAAAGAGCAATTACTCGCGGAAGATTATACGACACTTGTATTTACTGACACATGCATGTACGCGCGACCATTTTTGCAAAATATGGATGATCATGCGCTGAAAATCATTGTCTATATAACAAACCGATTTGATTGGGGTATATGGGGATTCACAGATAAAGAATTTCTTGCTTTGTATGCTAATGCATCTTTGCACGACCGCGTAATATTTATTGCCGATAATCGGTATGATCAGGCATATGCTTCTGCGCATAATATTAAATTTTACTATAATGATATTGTTAGGTTAACACCAGAAATTGTTGCAAATGACAACAAAGCTTGCATTATTGGACCAAAAACGGATAAAATGTTTGTATACAATCGTGGATCAAAAGTTGCCGATTATCTTCCTTTGATAAAAAACGACAGTTTAACAAATGTAGAGTTGGATATATTTGGCGAAAACTACAAGAGATACAGAAACCAGGCGCACATTTGCGAATACATTGGTTACCTTCATTTGCCTTATCAAACTAACATTCAATCCCTGTGGGAAAACTTGGGTTACGGAATTGTGTATTTTATACCTTCACAAAAATTTTTCAATGAACTATTGTTTACAACTGAGTGGTATTACTGGGAAGAAAAGACTAGACCACACGATTTATTAAAAGCAAGCATTTCGTTGGCAGAGTGGTACCAGGCGGAAAATGCCGATTATTTTGTTTATTTTAATTCCTGGACTGATTTGCAAGAAAAAATAAATTTTTACAGGGAAAATACGGAAGATCTAATTGCTAAGAAAAAGTTGATCTTTACTAAAATCAAAAATAGCAATACAAAGAATTTGACAAAATGGCATAATATATTTACTAATTTTCTTGGTTGTTGATGTTTTGTAAAAGATTCTTCATATAGATGTCGTCTTTTAAAATAGTAAAATATGTTTTGTGTGTATATCTATTTGGAATCCCTAATTTGGCGGCATATGCATCCCATATTTGCGCTCGGCTTTGCACATTTGGAATAAGATTAAGCTCGCGGCCTCTTGCAGTAATCAATTTTGCGTTATCCTCTGGATTAATGCAGCCGACTGCGCTTATAACTGCATAGTAATTGTCCTTTTCTAGACCATTCGCCCACATATACAAATAATCTATGCCCCATCCAATAAGCGATGGGATGTAAACGCGCATCAAATTTTCCATGGCAACTTTGGTAAAAAGGGGCGTATTCACCTCTACAAAATTGGTAAATCTTATAAGGGTTTCATTGTCCTGTTTTGTTACATCATGGGAAATTTTACCGCATTCTTTAAATGCTGGCTGACAGATTGCCAAATTATATTTGACGGAATATTTGAACATTTCATTTATATCCTGTGTAAACATCATAATGTCGTCATCTACAATAAAGAAGCGTTCGTATTGTGCAATGATCTCTGGCCTCGTTGTGTAAAAATAATGGAAATTCTGGAATTTGGATCCTTTGCGTCGTTCAATGTGTTTTACGACTTTTTTATATGATTCAAAATTTTGTTCATTGTCTCCATAATAAAAGACATATATGTCATAGTTTGCATCTAGACCAGTCCACAATTTATGGAATAGTGTGTTATCGCCTGCGGATGTAAATACCATGTTTTTTTTAGTTGTTTCTTCTAATTTTGTAAATTCTGCCATATTCTACTTAATATTAAACATTATTAATATTAAGAATTTTTTGTTTCTACGAAGATTTATAATTTAATTTAATTTATACAAAGCTAAATTTATTACATTTATTTGTTTATCAAGGAATCAATCGTTGCTTGTTGTTCAGTTACAGTTGTTTTGAGGTCCTTTACTTGTTGGCTTAATTCTTGGACTGCTTTTACAAGAATTGGAATTAATTGATTTGTTGTTACACCGTATTTATTAGGATTTTCAGTATGTACTAAGTTAGGAATTTCTATGCCAGTTTCTGTTTGAGCTTGCAATAAATTTTGTGCAGTAAAACCAACATCAGTTCTGCCTTCTAATCCTCCACCTCTTTGGTTCCATTCAAAACGTATTGGTCTAATTTTATTTATAAAATCTACTCCTGCATCTAAATCAAGTAAATTTTTTTTGTCTCTTTCATCACTTACTATAGTTAATCCAACTTGACATTTAAAACTAGCTATTGAACTATTGCCTAAGTATATTTCATTTGATGTAGTTATTGTAGTTGGGGCCGCTCCATTTCCAATTAAAGTATTATTTGAACCAGTTGTCAAAGTTGAACCAGCTGTATAACCTAAGCAAGTATTGCTTGCGCCAGTTGTTACAGCTGTACCAGCGAGACTTCCAATAAAAGTGTTTCTAATTGTTGTTCCTGACTGGACTAATCCAGTCTGGTAACCAATAAAAGTATTATCATTACCAGTTGTAAGAACGTTGCCCGCCTGTTGACCAACCATAGTATTTTGCCCGCCAGTTGTTACAGCTGCTCCAGTAGTAAACCCGATAAAGACATTACCTGCTTGTGTTGGTTGACCAACTCCACCCCCAATTAAGACATTTCTAACAGGTGTGGTTGTGTCACTTAGCACCGAAAGAACTCTACATTTAAAACTTGTAATGGATGTATCGCCCATTACTATTTCATTTGATGCACTTGCTGAACTTGCGACTGCCGAGGCGCCTATAACTATATTATTTAAACCAGTTGTTAAACTTGAAGCAGCTAAATTACCCAATAATGTATTACTGTCTCCAGTTGTTAATGCAAAACCCGAACGTTGTCCAACTGCTGTATTTAATTGTCCAGTGCATACAAACAATGCATTTGCTCCAACTGCAGTATTACTTCCACTAGAAACATTTGCATTTAATGCTTGATAACCAACCGCTACATTGGCACCATTTATTGTATTAGAAGCCATTGCTTGATAACCAACTGCCACATTAGTGGTGCCACTAGTATTTGCAGTTAAAGCTTGATACCCCACTGCAGTATTAAATGTACCAGTTGTATTTGACTGTAATGCACTCGTTCCTACAGCGGTTAAATTTGAAACTGTCGTATTTGCAGCCAATGTAAATGCACCCACGCCAACATTTCCTGTTCCTGTTAGATTTGAATACAAACTAGCACCACCTAATGGACCCGTTGGTCCAATAGCAACATTGTGTGTTCCAGTAGAATTAAAATATAATGCATGTGAACCAATTGCTATATTTTGCACACCAACTCCAACATTTGAAAATAATGCATTAGATCCAACGGCTGTATTATTGGCGCCCGTTGTATTTGTTCTTAAAGCCTGATATCCTAATGCTGTATTGTTGCTAGCGTTATTAGAAGTAAGCGCAAAATGACCAATTCCTGTATTGTTGCTCCCATTATTAACAGCACCATTAGCAGATGATAATGCATTTTTACCAACTGCAGTATTATTATTACCATTTATATTTAATCCTGCTTGAAATCCCACCGCAGTATTATTTACAGCGTCTAAAGTTGTAGGAATGGCCGTATTATTATTGTATTTCAACGCTTGGTAACCGACGGCGGTTTGACTTCCTAATGTTCCTGTGTATCCTTGCATAGCTTGATAACCAATGGCTACAAGTCCTGTTGCACTAACTGAAAGCTGCAAAGCAGAATCACCTATAGCCACGTTACTAATTCCTGATGTGTTGCTAACAAGAGAATTGGAACCAACCGCAACGTTTCCAGTTGCGCCAACATTGGCCGTCAATGAATTGTAGCCTATCGCTGTATTATTAAAGCCAGTGGTATTCCTAAATAATGCATTGGAGCCAACCGCTGTATTTCCAGTTGCACCAACATTAGAAAATGTCATTGTATTAAACCCAATTGCTGTGTTATTAGTATTTGCATTTGTGGGAATATTTGTCATGGAATTTGTTCCCAAATTGACGTTGGAATAACCCAAATAAACAGGATCTGATCCTATAACCCATGTATTTGCAGTCGCACCCCAAATTAAATATTGACCGCCAGTATTTGCGGAAAGTATAGATCCTGTTGGGCCAGTTGGTCCAGTGGGTCCTTGTAAACCAGTAGGACCTGTTACTGTACTTGGTGCACCAGTAGGACCAGTGTTTCCTTGTAATCCAGTAGGACCAGTATTTCCTTGTAATCCAGTAGGACCAGTGTTTCCTTGTAAACCTGTAGGACCAGTGTCTCCTTGTAATCCAGTAGGACCAGTGTTTCCTTGTAATCCAGTAGGACCAGTGTTTCCTTGTAAACCAGTAGGACCAGTGTTTCCTTGTAATCCAGTAGGACCAGTGTTTCCTTGTAATCCAGTAGGACCAGTGTTTCCTTGTAATCCAGTAGGACCAGTGTCTCCTTGCAAGCCTGTGGGACCAGTGTCTCCTTGCAAGCCTGTTGGACCAGTGTTTCCTTGTAATCCAGTAGGACCAGTGTCTCCTTGCAAGCCTGTTGGACCAGTGTCTCCTTGCAAGCCTGTTGGACCAGTGTTTCCTTGTAATCCAGTAGGACCAGTGTCTCCTTGCAAGCCTGTTGGACCAGTGTCTCCTTGCAAGCCTGTTGGACCAGTGTTTCCTTGTAATCCAGTAGGACCAGTGTCTCCTTGCAAACCTGTTGGACCAGTGTTTCCTTGTAATCCAGTAGGACCAGTGTCTCCTTGCAAGCCTGTTGGACCAGTGTCTCCTTGCAAACCTGTGGGCCCCGTTTCTCCTTGCAAGCCTGTTGGACCAGTGTCTCCTTGCAAGCCTGTTGGACCAGTGTCTCCTTGCAAACCTGTGGGCCCCGTTTCTCCTATATAACCTGTTAAACCTCTACATCCGCGGGGGCCAGTAGGTCCAGTATTTCCAGTGTAACCAGTAGATCCTGCTGGACCGCGTGGACCTGCATCACCCGCTGGACCAACTGAGCCAGCACCCCCACCAGCCACACCACAACATCGCTTACTCCCTAAATAATCATTGTAGCTTCTTACAAAATTTCTGTTTAACTGCGACATATATAATATTATTACACATATTATTATATATTTTTTTCGCTAAGATACTTTATTTTTGGAGTGCAATACACTAATAATTTTATGAAGAAAAATAAAAAGAAAAAATGTTATCATTATAAATATAATTTTTTGTTGCATTTTTAAAGTTGCGTTATATTTTCAATTACAAATGCAACAGTTGACCCTGATGGGGTTGTAGTATTACTATTAGTTGAGAATGCGTATAATTGTAATGTGCAACTAGTTCCTGCTGAAATAGTAGTAGAACCCAAATTAAAAACATCAGTAAATGACCCTGTAAAAGAACCTCCGGGACCGGGAGCATAACTTTGTTGAGTGTTATATAACAGTAGAGCATTTGATGCGGTGTAATTAAAAATTGTAGCAGGATAATAACTACTAGGTGCAACGAACAGTTTTAAATAAAGCAATAAAGATTCTGCGGAACCCTGAACAACATAAGAAACTGTTACTTTAAATTTATTTAAACCACCTGCTGGAGCTGTAAAATTTGTTCCACTTGTTAAACCAACACCAGGGCCAGGTTGATTAACAACTGTTCCACTTGCACTTGATCCGGTTATATCAATTGTTACATTGCCTCCTGTTCCTACTATGTAATAATTTATTGTTCCGCCTCCGTTTAAACCCGTGGGTCCAGGTGCGCCAGTAGGTCCAGTATTTCCCTGTAAACCAGTAGGACCTGTTACTGTACTAGGTGCACCAGTTGGTCCTGTTTCACCTTTCAAGCCTGTAGGACCTGTTTCTCCTTTCAAACCAGTTGGTCCCGTTACTGTGCTAGGTGCACCAGTTGGCCCTGTTTCTCCTTTCAAGCCAGTAGGACCTGTTACTGTACTTTGAGGACCTGTTTCTCCTTTCAAGCCAGTTGGTCCCGTTACTGTACTTTGAGGTCCTGTTTCTCCTTTCAAGCCAGTTGGTCCCGTTACTGTACTTGGTGCGCCCGTTGGGCCAGTTTCTCCTTTTAAACCCGTTGGTCCTGTATTACCCGTTGGTCCTGTATTTCCTGTGGTTCCTATATCTGCTGCGACTTGCTTGATTGAAATAAAATTATAATTATAAAAATTGTTATTTACAATGTTTAATTGTAGAGTAACAGATAATACATCACCTACTGTTAATAATGCTATAAATGGAGCATTAGCATGATATGAGTCTGGAGGCGCATAGTTTGGTGAAGTGGCTGTGTTATAGGCTGTTACAATTGTAGAATAAGTGCTTCCTGTAATTTGTGTTATACCTTTTAATATTTTTGATGTTGCTGTATAGGAAAAACTTGTTGTATCAGTCTGTGTGCTAGTTATTGTTGTATTATAAGCTATTTCGTAATATCCTGTTTTTGGTATTGTAAAGGTTGTGCCAGTTCCATTTGTAACAATGCCACCAGCGGAGACTATTTGCGTTGGAAAGGGTAAAGTTACTGGATCTGTATTAAGTATTGCTACAGCTGCTCCAGAATAATAATAACTAGCAACGATATTTGAAGCAGACCCTGCGGCTCCAGCTGGTCCTGTTGGTCCGGTGCAACAAGGTCCAGTGGGACCAGTTACTGTACTAGGTGCACCCGTTGGGCCAGTTTCTCCTTTCAAGCCTGTAGGACCGGTTACTGTGCTTTGAGGCCCTGTTTCTCCTTTCAAGCCAGTTGGTCCCGTTACTGTACTTGGTGCGCCAGTTGGTCCTTGCAAGCCAGTTGGCCCTGTTACGGTACTTTGAGGTCCTGTATTTCCTTGTAAACCAGTAGGTCCTGTTACTGTACTTGGTGCACCAGTTGGTCCTTGCAAGCCAGTTGGCCCTGTTACAGTGCTTTGAGGTCCTGTATTTCCCTGTAAGCCAGTAGGTCCCGTTACTGTACTTGGTGCACCAGTCGGCCCAGTTTCACCTTGTAAACCAGTAGGTCCTGTTACTGTGCTTTGAGGTCCTGTTTCTCCTTTTAAGCCAGTGGGTCCGGTATTTCCCTGTAAACCAGTAGGTCCTGTTACTGTGCTTTGAGGACCCGTTACTCCTTGCAAGCCTGTTGGTCCAGTATAACCAGTGTCTCCTTTTCCCGCAAAACTACCAGGAAGACCAGTTGGACCTTGTAATCCCGTGGGGCCTGTTGGTCCAGTATAACCAGTGTCTCCTTTTCCAGCAAAACTACCAGGAACACCAGTTGGACCTTCTAATCCAGTAGGACCTGTTTCTCCATGATATCCAGTTGGACCAGTAACTGTACTCGCTGCTCCTGTAGGACCGGTTTCTCCTCGCAAACCTGTGGGACCAGTTACTGTGCTTGGTGCGCCAGTTGGTCCTGTTTCTCCTCGCAAACCTGTTGGACCTGTGTAACCAGTAGGACCAGTATTACCAGTGGGACCAGTATTACCAGTCCAACCAGTAGGTCCAGTAACTGTGCTTGGCGATCCAGTGGGTCCAGGTATACCTTTGTCACCTGTCACTCCTTTACATCCACGGGGGCCAGTAGGCCCAGTATTTCCAGTGTAACCAGTAGATCCTGCTGGCCCACGAGCCCCGTCTTCACCAGCTGGACCAACTGGGCCAGCACCCCCACCAGCCACTCCACAACATCGCCTACTCCCTAAATAATCATTATAGTTTCTTACAAAATTTCTGTTTAACTGCGACATATATAATATTATTACACATATTATTATATATATTTTTTACTAACTTATTTATTTGCATTTTGCAAAGGCGTAAAAAAACAAAAACAACAAAAACAACATTTAAACCACTCACAATATTTTTCACAAAAAGAGCGTTTAAGTCGCTTAGATCCATCAAGCAATTCAATCAAGGAAACTGCATGTCCATTACTATCCATGCCATTGTTCATATTAAATATTCTGTATTTACTAATATAATGCACAGTTTTAAGAAGAGGGAAGAGAACTCAAACATAAATGGATTTCGCCCAAACTTGCCACACTATACTTTACAACCATGGGCAAATCATTTTCCAAGTAGATCTCAATTTGCGAACACAAATTTGTGCACTTGATAAAATACCCGAGATTCTTCAAAGAAAATTCTCCCTGAATTACCTTGGATGAATCCTGCTTCAAAATGAATCCCATGCTGCCATCAGATTCGGCTCGGTGAATTTCGGCAGAAGCAAATTGACCTTGGCACTTAAAAATTAGCTCATTGCCAACTGACTTAATTTCCAACTTGTCTGAAATGGCAGACAAATCACGAATAATCTTTTGGAAATCACTGGATGGCAAATTGATAATGGATGAGAACTTTACGTCGGGATACTCAAGCTCCTCAGGCTCAGGCTCAATAAGCCTCAACTTTTGCGTCTTGCATTGCTTAATATCGCCATTCTCAAACTTGAGTGCCAAGTGCGAAACAATTCCATCCGCATAATCATCCTTTTCAATGTAAATTGTTAACGTATCATCATTGTCAATAGAATTGATCAACTTGAATAGGTGAAACATATTAACACCAATAATAATTTTTTCCTTGGTGCACTCATAGAACTCAAAATTCTGGGCTCCCAAAAACAAATGTGCTAAAATAGTGTGAGACTTGTCCATATTGATAATGCGAATACCATCGGGCTTAAAGGTGATGTTCGTCTCAAGTAAAATATCCTTTAGAGCAGTCATTAATGTCCTAAATGGGGCAATTTGAACGGTTTTAATTGTTAATACATTTCCCGCTGAACTAGGATTCTTTGCAAAAGTTGACATTATATTTAGATTTTTGTCAAAAGGCTTTAAATACTTATGTAAGCAATAAATTTAATTTTTAACGCATTAAATTTATTAGTTGTATTTTGGCTTTTTTTTAGTTTTATTTCCAGTAGCCACTATTTAAAGTTTTGATTTTGGAACTCTACGTGTACCATGACCATACTTCTTTTTGGCGCTTAATCCCATTTTCAAGGCTTTGCTGCCAGGTTTGCACCCTTCTTCTAAAATATTGAAATCTACCGCCGCAGCTTTTCCACCAGTTATAGAACTTGCTAAACGAGCGACGCCCCAAGATTGAGCCGTTTGATTTGGCCTAGATCCGCTTGAAAAATAGGCGCCTTCACCTTTTTTAACAATATGTTCTAAAGCTTCTTTGGAGCATCCTGTTTTTTTAACAAGTTCGGCATTAATTGCTAAATTGGGGATATTATATATTCTTTCGGCGTCGCTTAAATGCTGGGATTTTTTATGTGGGTATGATTTTAGTTTTCTGCGAGTATAGTATTGACCCTTCTTATACAGCTTAATAGATTTCTGCAGCATTTTGCTTTGCGTTTTTCTGTCTTTTTTAGACAACTTGCTGGGAAGATATCGTCGTGTTATCATTTTTTTAGATTTTGCAGACATGCACTGTTTCTATTATATCTTTGTATTATCTTTTATAAAAATGCAAAAATAAATTAACGGATTAATATTTTTGTTTTTATGCATACATATCTTTAATTATATTTGTTATTGCTGGTTGTGTGATAGTCCAATGTGTATAAGATGCAAGTAAGTTTACTTGTCTAGGAGTTAACTGAATTACACTGCCAAAGTTTTCAAATACAGTTTTATATAGCGGAAAATTGCCTAATTCACTAAAATTACCTCCAAATTCACTTCTAATATTACTTGGCAATGCATTGTTAAATATGGATGATGGCTGCAAAATTATTACAAAAAAATCAACCTGGTATCCTCCTTTTATACAATTTAGTTTATTAGGAAGAACATTTAATGTGGCTCTTGCGTACACTGGACCACCAGCAGCTGTAGTTGTCTTTAATTGATTTTGAAAACTGGTCCAGGCACTGCTTTCAAATACCTGTGCGGAATCTAATTTAAATAATGGATCATTGTCTGCAATTTGAGCACTAGTAGGAACACTATGTTCCAATCCAAATAAATTTAATAAACATACGCCTGAAGCATAAGAATTTGGATACCCACTTACACTATTGCTACCCAATAACACACCAGTATTATCAAAACAAATAATTTTTTTGATTCCTCTACTTAATAAAGCTATTATTCCCAAATTATCGCAAATTCCTCCATCTCCAGTTGGTACTAATTTTTGCGTTACATTTGGTACAGTGGGGCACCAATAATTATATTGTGGGCTAAGGTCAATATTAGCAATAGATGCATGCAATGCAATCTCCTTTGCAAATGCTGCTGAACTAGTTCCAATTATATCATCAATGCACAATGTTCCATTTAATGTTGGTGACACTTGCACTTTCATTATAGTATACTTTCGTCCAATACTTTTATTGGCTTTTGCTATATTAATTTGACTTGAATCTGGAGAGAAGCAACTAAAACCCATAGCATCTGTTAAAACTCCTCCAATTGTAACGTTGCCATCACTTATAATTTGAGGATGACCGCAATACATGGGTGTCATTTGAACATCAGTTGTGCCTTGAAGCTTTAGACTAGGATGCAGTAACGTTGTATTTGCTATCCAGAATGGGTCTTCAATTGATGGATAAATTGGACGTAGCAATTTATTTCCAAGAACCTTTATATTTGCATTATACATTACACTTGATTGATATGCATTAATTGCAAGGGGTCTTTTATTTAAACCATATGGTTCTAAAAATAGTTTACCAATTGTATAATTCCAAAGACATTGCGTGCTAACATTACCTATTAAGCTTGTTAAATTACTAACAGTTTCTAAATGCGTTGCACGAGAACACAATGTTAATGGATATGGATTTTTACTGTCATTATTTGCATCATTATCAGTTAATAAATTAGCCAAGGTAATATTGTTTGGACTTCTAAAAGTTCCTAATAATTGATTATCTGTTAACTTATTCATATTTTTTGCTAAAAGATATGTTCCTCCACACCATCCACCACCTGAAACAGTTGAAACGTACTGGGCTGCAGTAAAAGCATTTTTATTTGAGTGAACTGCTATATCAACTAACCCTCTTAAATACCCTATAGTTGCTGTAAATGCTCGTGATCCTCCACCGCTAATAGCTATTCCTACTCCATTTAAATCTATAGTTTTATTATAATAATAGGGATTTGTAGCTTCTAATTCAGGATATATAATCACATCAGTTTCATCTTTAAACCAGGTAACTGCATCAATTGTTGCATTTGGGTTGCTACTCATTGCAATTACATTTTTTTTTTGGCCCTTTGCATAGATTTTGGCTTTGCATCCCATAGCTGTTTGCGCTGCTTGACTTTTTGCTGGAGTGGGCATTATATATATTTTCTATAAAATATTTTTTTTTATTATATCTTTTACCAAAACATCTATATAAAAACCACTTGGCAAGTTTAAATAACTAATCAAAATGCAAAAAATGCCAGAAGATGTCTTGGAAGAATGTAAGTCATCTCTAGAAAATATGTACGCTCTGTATTCACAACACCCATATATGTTACAGAGATTCCACTATCACATGACAATGTATTTGCCAAGTACTCTTGCAAACGAATTAAAGGGTTACGATAAACGCGTAGATCGCACAAATACTCTAACCAACGAACAACAGATTTTTATTCAAGTATTTTTGAGTAAGAACGCATATTACTATTTGCCTAATAATGGCTGTTTCTATGAATATGATGGCAAACATTATAAACCTGTAAAGGAAGACGATATTCAGCACAAGTTGTTGACAACTATTTCTAGTGATAAGACGATTATGCCATGGAAGCACAAAACCAAAATCAATATTATAAAGCAGATCAAGGAGCGCAATATATTGAAATCTGTTCCTGAGACGGACACTATCCAGAATATTCTTGGTATTCTTAGCCCATCCATTTTTACGAGCAAAAATCAAGCCAAGTATTTTTTAACCATTATTGGTGATAATATTTTTAAAAAAAATAGTGATCTCATCTTTTTAGTTGATGTTAAAACTAGGCGATTATTAACGGAAATTGACAATATTGCATACATGATGATTGGTCATGCAAATACAACACATAATTTTATGACCAAGTATCACGAGAGTCATGATTACAATAATTGCCGCCTTTTAAAAACAAACGAGGTGTATTCAATGGACTTGTGGAAAGATCTTTTGCAAAAGATTGGGCTTGATTTGCTGTGCGTTGCAGCACATTATTCTGCAAGATATGAGAACTCGGAGAATTATATAATGAATAAATCAGATTCCGTTTTAAAAAACTATGCAATCTTTTTAAAAAATAATACGCAACAGCAAATTGTGGATAAATTTATTGCGCATTCTATTCAAAAAGTAAATGTGGAAACAAATATAGATACGGATTTCAGTTTTCAACAATCCATCTACGGGACTTCACCTCAACTATCCAGCTCTCCTCTTGAATCGGGCGCAAGCTTTCTAATGAAGAATGCATTTAATTATGCTATATCCTGGAAAAATATGCACTACTTGTGGAAGCAATATTTATCTGCATTTTCTTTGCCAAATGTAATCTACTCCAATACATTGAAAGCAATCTTTAAAGAGCGCTTGCAATATCAAGAATTTGGTGACACGTTTATAAATGTTACTAGCAAATATTTGCCATTGGTAAGCGAGTTTCTTTCATTCTGGGATGAAACAATTAATATGAGTGAAGGGGTCTCTGGAGAACTAAATGAAAGCTATTTTGACAATGAACTAGAAGTTGATGAGATTTGCATGTTATTCAAATCGTGGCACAGTAATAACAGCATTACTGAAACGGATGTTTTAAAGTTGCTAAAACACTTTTTCTCTTCCTTGGAAATTGTTGAGGACAAATATGTGTTAAATGTATCGTGTAGCTTATGGAACAAGGTGCAGGATATTGATCAGGCTTTACAGCAATATAAAACGCATTTGAAACAGATGATGGGTGATATTCCCGCAAACGAGCACAATATAGTGTCGTTTGATAGCGCGTACAATTTTTACACTACCTATTGCTCTTCATTGTCAAGCAATGTAGTTAGCAAACGCTACTTTGAAAAATACTTGTATAGCATGTTGCACAATTTTATAGTTTTTGAAAGGTTTATCTGCGTGGATTGGTATATGAATTAAATAATATTATGACTTTTATTTCATACTATTATTTGAGTTTGGATTTTAATTTAATTTCCTGCGCCAGCGGCAAATTGAACGGCATTCCCGCTTGTGCCTACACCTTGGCCATCATAAGCGGCGGGAGCAAAGTTATTTCCGTAAGGAGCTCCACCGCGCTTTCCGTGGCGCTTTCCACGGCGACGTCTCTTGCCACCCATTGTGGTGGCCATGATTTGAAGATCAACACCACTGGTTCCTACACCTTGGCCATCATATACTGTGGGGCTAAAGCTGCTGCCATAAGGGGCACCGCCGCGCATCTTGCGCATCTTTCTGGTGCCAGACTTGACAAAGCCAAATTTGCCCTTCTTTGTTAAATAACCAGCCTTAACAAGGCGCTTATCCTTCTTGGCACTGTTGTGCTTGGACTTGGAAACAATGCGACCATTCTTGTTCTGCAATAAATTGGACTTCATGAGACCACCTGATGTTTTTTTGGCAGTTCCGTGCCACACTTGGGCGCGGGTTCCAACTGTCATTTGAAAACCTGATTTCTTGGAGCTAGGCATTATAAAATTACGTGAGAAAAAATAATTATTCTTGGTAAAAATGCTAAATTAATCTTAGAAACGCAGATATTTTAATATATATAAAATCAATCTTAAATGTTTATGTTAAAATTTATTTCTTAAAGGTCCACGGGTTCCCCCTGGTTGGCCTTCACGCCTGCCTATTTCATCAATTACAATTGGCGTTCCAAAATTGCCGAAACGTATTCTTCCTCCTAAACTAGTGTTTAAAATCTGGGAAATTCTAATATTATCGGGCCCAGGAGGATAAAGCAGATTTTTCTTTTCAACAGTAGTAAATTCTTTTGGACATATACAATTGGCATTTGCATTGGGATTCAAGAGCCCCAGTCTAAGAATTATATCAAGCGCATTGCTATTTTTTCCAGGGGCAAACTTTAATGGCATAATGAGTGTACTATTAATAAGGTATAAAATAAATTGCAATAAAGTATAGTATATTATGCGGCAACCCCATAACGACGTTGCCTGCTATTGTAATCGCGCACAGCTTTTTCCAGCTCAACCAAGTTAAAATCGGGCCAATAAACATCTGTAAAATATAACTCGGCATAGCTCAGTTGCCACAATAAGAAATCACTAATTCGTTTTTCACCACTTGTCCTAATAATTAAATCGGGATCAGGAATGCCCTTTACATACAAACTATTTGCAAAGTTTTCTTCCGTTGGCTCTAATTTATTATCAATTATATTTTTGCAAGCATTCACAATCTCGCGTCTACCAGAATAATCTAAACACAGAATCACGGTTTTTTCGCAACTAGAAGTTTTATTTTCTATAGAGGTCAACAATTTCTTCAACTTTTTGGGCACCCTATCAAGTCTACCCTGAACAACCAATCTATATTTCATTTGGTCTTTAAAGTATAGGCTCAGTTTTTTATA